GTAATCGGCGGCGGTGTGGCGCAGCCGCTGGTCAGCAGCAATAGCATCAGCACGGGCGGCAGCCAGCCGCTGGTCGGTTTCGGCGCGTTCATTGGCAGCCCTTTCCCATTGTAAAAACCATCCTTGTTCTCGCACGCGGGCGGCTTCCGTGGCCTTGGCCAGCCGGCGGTCGTATTCAGCGACGGCGCGCTGATAGCCAATGGCCTGCTGCGCGGCGTTGTGGGCGCTCCACCACCACAGAACCAGCAGCACGGCGACGACAACGCCGGCAGCCTTGATCAGGCCAAGATACGGATCGAGCCGGCTCAGCATCTCAGACCTCGTTCCGAGAGACCGGGCCAAGCGCGGACATCATGGCCAGGTCGCGCTCATCCGGCACCGGCACACCGGCCGGCCAGACATAGGCCAGCACCCGCGACAATTCAAACGGCGCGATGCTGACCTTGTCTCCCTGGTTACCGCCCAACACCATCAGCAGGCCGGCCTTGGTACGGCCGACCACAAACCCGACATGCCCCCCGCCCTGGCGGGCGAAGACCACAATGCAGCCCGGCACCGGCTGCGCCAGGCGCACACCCCAGTCGGCCCATGCCTTGGCGCGCATCCACAGACGCGGCAAGGGCAGCCCCGCCTGGTCAATGCAGGCGGCGACAAACACACCGCACCAGGGCGTCTCATCGTCCGCCCACCAGGCCTTCAGGCGCCGCAGCCAGGTGGTGATCGTCGGGTGCGTGGGCGGCCCCGGCACTTCTGCCATGCCGATGTGGTGATAGGCTTCCAGCAGCCAGGTCGGGCGGGTGGTCACTGGATGTCCTCCGGCAGCTTGTCCCGGCGGTGATGCCGGCAGCGGGTGGAGTCCCAAGCGCCGAAGGCGGCGATGGCGATGCAAAGCAGCACAAACAGCACGGTATCCATCAGCCGGCCCTCCCCTGAATGATGCGCTGAAACATTCGCTCCAGGCCGCTGGTGCCGAGACTGGCCAGCGCGGCGGCGACCCCCATCTGGCCGATGAGCGACAGCTCCGGCACCCAGACGAGCACCGCACCGGCGCCCATTGCGATGCCGCCGGTAGAGAGCGCCCGGCCGATGACGATGCGCCAGGTCAGCACCTCGCCGCTGGCCAGCAACTGGCCGATGCCGATGGTCAGGCCGATGACGCCGAACAGCAGCGCGTGGGCAATCTGCTCGTACCACTGGACAACGCGTTCAGGCATGGCGCACCTCCGGCGGCATGTCGCGGCGGATTTCCTCGTTGATATAGGCCTGCTGGCAGTGGTGCGGCTCCCAGAAAAACAGCCGATCCACCCAGCGCCACAGCCGCGGATTGATCGCCCGCGTGCGCCAGCACTTGGCGGAAAACGACTCGTCTGCCCAAGTGCCGCCGGGAATCCAGAAAAGTAACCAGACGTGCAGGAACTGGTTCAGCGCAATGATCTGCTGTCTCATGGTTTGAACTCCGGGAGTGACGCAATGAAATCGGCCAGCGACGGCAGCGCCGCCTGGCCGGCCAGCACTTGCTGCAGCAACGTGAATGCCTGGATGTTGCAGGCATCCATCCACTGAGCGAAGGCAATGCCCTCGGCCTGCCACGGGCCGGGGTAAGCGGCACGTAGGGCGAAGGTGAAGCGGGTGTCGTAGCGGTACTGTTTCGCAACCGCGTCGAGGTGCGCGTCGAGGGCCGACTCGTATTTGACTATATGGCGGGAGAGCATTACCACTCCACAAGGACAAGGCCAGACGAGCCAGCCGAACCAGCAGTTGTGCCAGCAGTTGCGCCACTTCTGACCGCGCCATTACCACCTGATCCATATGGGTGATCAGTTGATATGGCACCAACACCAGCAATCGGTATTGATACATCTCCGGCTGTGCCGGCGCGGCCATTTAATACGAAAAACCCGCCAGAGCCTGACCCTGTTCCGCCAGCCCCACCTGCCCCCGATGCGTTATTACCAGAAGACCCGCCGTTACCGCCAGCATTAGCCGTTGCGTGCGCACCAAAAGACGACGCAGCACCAGCCGCCCCAACCGTTACAGCAATTGATGCGCCTGGCGTCAGTCCGGTGACTGATGCAACGATCTTCCCGCCTGAGCCACCGCCGCCAGCGGCAGAAGATCCTAAAGCTAATGTCGTTGCATTACCACCGCTCCCGCCGCCACCTATGGCTGTAACCTTTACGCAGGTAACTCCGGGCGGGACGGTAAAGGTATGCGAACCGGCCGTTTTGAACACTTGCATTCCGCCACCGCCGCTACCGCTGACCGTAGAAAACGAGGTTCCGTTGCAGTAGATAAGGGTCAGGCCGCCACCGACCCCGATAACCTTGGTCAGTTGCCCGTCGATCTGCTCGGAAATGTTGGGGTCAATCGTGATCGTCCCGCTGCCGGCGTTGAGCACGCCAAACACAAACCCATCCCCCAGTGTCGCCGCCGCCTGCACGGTCAGTGTAAAAGTGCCATTGCACGAGATCACCTTGCCCCGATCAGCAGCGACCACGGTATAAGCGCCGGTCTTTGCGACTGAGCCATTAAGAGCCGCGCCCAACAGAGCCAGCGCCGCACCCTTGTTGGCCGAGTCCGTGCCGAGCAGATCGGCGATGTAGGCCCGCAGGTTGGTCAGCAGATTTTTGACATCCCCCTCAGTGGCGGTTGAGGCTACGGCTGCGGTCGTGGTTAAAAGCGTTGTCATATCAATATCTCCACATCAGGTTCGAATCGTCGGTCCACATCAGCGTCGTGTCATCTGCTGCCCACATGTAATCTGCGCCAAGCGCATAGTTAAACTGCACCCACGCGCCACGGATCGAGCCGACGGCCGCGACGCGGATGATGGTTTGCGAGCCATACAGCGCCTGACCGGTGTAGTTGGCGGCGCGGGTTTCGCCGGTGCGGGTCCATGACAGGCCGTCGGCGCTTTGCTCAATCAGGTAGTACTCGGCGCCGGGCGCGGGCTGCCAGGAGAGCAGCATCTGTGCCGGGTCGTTTGGCGATGAGCGGGCATCCAGACCAAGGATCACGGGCGCGGCGGGCGTGGCCGGCAGTTGCGAGGCATTGACCGGCGGCGAGAGAATGCCTTCATCGGCTGTGTGAACAGAGGGGTCTTCATTGACGCAGATCAACTCGACCTTGGTCTCGTCCTTGGGCCGGACCGAGATCACCCGCGCCAACTGGCGCCAGGTCTCGCCCCAGCCGAAAACCACATGCGTGCGCTCTTCGTCCTGGCCGGTGTAGGGCGTTAAATCCGGCAGCAGATCAAAGACCACCGAGTAGGCATCGACACCGGGCGTCACCCGCCACGGGCCGGAAAGTGAGCCGTCACGACGGCGCAGGCCTAGATAGTGGTCGCCAGCCTCCCAGGTCAGCGGCTCGGAGAGCGTGGCCGCCAGCGTGGCCTCGTCCCAGGTCACAGTCTCGGCGTGCTGGCCCCACTGGGGCAGATCGTGGTTGATCGCCACCAGGTCGCCGTAGCTCGGGATGAAGCCTTCCATCTCCGTCGTCAGCTTGATCAGCGTGCGCCGGTAGCGGTTGGCGGCGGCCATGTAGGTGCCTTCGCGGTAGGCCTGTTCCCGGCTGGTGACGCCGAACAACTCCACCTTCGCCGGCTTCTCGGCGAGCGATCCGGGCAGCTTGCACAGCAGCGTGCGCGGCTTCCAGGTTGAGGAATCGAAGTAGGTCACTTCCACCGCGTCGGCCGTCTCGGCGGTCGGCGTGATGAACTCAAGCGAGAACGAGCCGCGGACGATGTTGCGCATGGAGAACAGCGCAGCGGGCAGCGCCACAGGCGCGTCGCGGCGGAAATTCACAATGCCACCCTGCATGTAAGGCTTGCAGCGGCCGGCGCGGGCGATCTGGCTCAAGCCATCCCAGAATGTGCCAGTCGAATCGAAGCGGCCATCGATGTAGTCACCCCGCGCCGACCACTCGGCATCCAGCGCCACCAGGCCGTCAAGGTCGATGCGCGAATCCGGCAGGCCGACCATCTGGCAGGCATCGGCCAGCGCCCAGGCAATGGAGCGCGTGGCCACCGGCCCGGCCCAGGCGGCACCGGTCCAGTAGTACAGCTTGCGCGTGGCGATGACGTTGATCTTTCGGCTGGCCTGCGATGAAAGGTTGTTGGTCGCCCGAATCCTGACCGCGAGCAAGGTCACTTCGCCGAAGTCAGCCGAATCGACAAGGTAGGCCCGCAGGCCTGCCCATACGATTTCATGGCCGGCGCGGTTGGAGGTGTCTTTGGCGTTGGTCCGCTCGACCTGTACCTCGTAGCGGCCGGCGGACACGGTGTAGCTGTAGGAGCGTCGGATGGGCGTGATGGTGGCCGCTGACATGCTTTCGTTACCCAGCACCACCCAGCCGCCAAGCGCTGCACCTTCGTCATCGATGGACCGCGCCCGCACGGTGAAGGTGATGGTCTTGGAGAGCAGAGCCCCTTCGTCGGTGGCAAAGTAAAGGCCACGCGGGCAGACCACATCCACCGCCAGGCGCGTCGCCGTTGTGCCGGCGGCGTTGGCCGTGAAGCCGCCGATGGGCGTGGCGTAGAGCATTTCCTGACCGGACACCTCATCCGACGAGACAACGGCTGCCGGGAACAGGTCAAGTGACTCCCCCGGCCTGACGATCTCCGTCTGCACCTCTTCGAAGTTGCCGATCGGCGTGTCCTCGATGCGGATCGCCTCGATCTCGTATTCACCCTGGCCAATGCAGAACAACTGGTAAAGGTACTGCTCGTTGCCGGCGTACTCGACATAGGGCGCGGCGGCGAAATCCGGGAAGCAGATGTGGCGGCCGTATTGAACCGGGATGGCAGCGCCGAGCCGGGCCTGGTTGCCCTGGGCGGCGATGTTGTAGGTGGGTGATTGCGCCTTTCCGTCTGCCGTGTTGCCCGAGGCTTTTGGCGGGCCGAACATGGCGTTGACCAGGGCGCTGCCGACGATGCCGACAGCAGCCGACGCCACCTGTCCGGCAACAGCGCCGCCCCACTCGGCCCCCCCTACGTACACCCCGGTGTAGAAGGCCACCACCATCACCACGATCATGGCCAGGATCTGGCCAATGTCCGAATCATCCCCGCCCTGCGGCAGCATCACCACGGCCAGCTGGTCGCCGTGGGCTACGGGCTGGTCCCAGTCGGCCCGCAGCACAGCCTCGCCGTTGCGGATGATGATGAAGGGCTGCGAGGTGACCGGGGCCAGCGCCCGGATCGGCGCCGGGCCGCTCAGCTCGCGCAACTCCCGATGACGCATCGGGTGGAACGGATCGCGGACGGTAATGCAGTGGGCGTTAAACATGGCGGTAGTACTCCAGATGCCCCCAGCCGCCGATCTTCAGGCTTTTGACGGATTGAAAGACTACGCCGGAGCCGCCGACGCAGTGCAGCACGCCACCGCCGTCGGCATCCACCCACAGCCCGACATGGGTCGGGTGCCGGGCATGGGCCAGCAGCACGGCGTCGCCCTCCTGCGGGCTGTCGGTCGGCGCCCAGTTGGCCCGCTCTTCGTGCAGATTGAGCAGGGCTTCACACGCTCCCCGGCGGTAGGTCTCCATCGGGATCGCCGGAATGTCGCGGCCAAACCGCTCGCGTTGCACCTTGCGGAAGAACTGCCAGCAGTCGTGCTCATGCCGTATCCACGGCTGGCCGATGTAATCAAATGCCCAGTGCGTCATACGACCAGCCCCGGGAAGCGATCCGCCGTGTACTCACGGTTGGGAAAGCGCTTGTTGGAAAGATCGCCAAAGCTCGCGGTCGCCGTGACCTTGAACACATCCGCCTTGATGGAGGACAGCACCATGGCCAGCGGCGGATCGTTCTGCGGGCCGGTCAGGTCGCTGGCCAGGTACTCCCGATAGACCAGCGTGATCATCTCGGTGGACTGCATGGCGAGCTGCACGTGGGCGAGGATGTCGCGGCTGACGTTGTCGATTTCCAGCGTCAGCTGCGGCACGCCGTTGGGCGAGACTTCCGGCTTGACCAGGCGGAAGGCGAAGCGGACGAAGGTGACCGGCGAGCCGTCTTCCAGATTGGCGGTCAGATCCGTGAAGTCGTTGACCACGTAGATCGGCGACGGGAAGCCGGGGTGATCCAGCTCCAGCGTGCGGTACACCGGCACCGTGACGGCCGATGCGTAGGCCTCTTTCAGCGCCTGGGAGAGCGTGCTGTCCGGCATCAGCGCACCTCAAGCTCGGCGGTGATTTGCCAGTGCAGGTCTTGGCGGTTGGCCTTCCAGGCGCCTTTGAAGCGAGCTTCCTGCAGGCTGGGTGCGCCGTCGCCGACATCCAGCTCGATGTCGAACCAGGCGGCGCCGCCGTCGGCGTCCGACTCGAACCAGGTGCGGAAGGCGGCCATTTCCGCGGCGGTGAAGAGGATGGACACATTGAGAAAGTCATTGCGCGCATGGGTGCGACGGCGCACGCGGGCAGGCCCGGCTTCCATGTCCGTGCGGATGGTCTGATCGACCGGCGAGAGCATGTAGCCCTCGACCAGCGGCGCCGGGAGGGCGGTTGGGTAAGCAGCCATCAGTAAGCTCCTGCAGATCGTGACAGGCCGTAGGTGCCTTCCAACACCGCCGGCAGGGGGCCGCTGCCGCGACCGATGTCGCCGGCCAGGCTGGCCTTGGTGCGCTCGACGATCACGTCGATAATCGAGCCGCCCTGCCCGTCCGAGCGGCGCTCGGTGCGGGCCTGGTTGTCGCCGTTGTTGATGACGTTGACGGTGACGTTGGCGCCGCCGACACCTTCTGCCGATACCCCAAGCTTTCCATCAGCGCCGCGCTTGAGCGGGAAAATGCCTTCCGGACCAGCCTCGCCCATGACGTTTCCGCCGTTGGCAAAAAAGGTTGGCTGCGTGACGACAGTACCGGAATAGGCAGCCAGGGAAGGCATGTCATAAACATTGCCCTTGGCGTTTGCCGTCGTGCCAAACAAACCGGAAAGCATTGACCCCCAATTAACGCTGCTGACCGCTTTGGCCAATGGCTCCGTAACGGCTTTTCTGGCCAGCAGGCGGAGGATGTCCTGCTCCAGTCCTTTGAGTACGTCGGAGAATTTACCCCCTCCGACCACCGCATCTTCAAACGCCGAGGAAAAGGTAAGCCCAAGCTCCTCGACAATGCTTTTCTGCTTCTCAATTTCCGTCGTGGTTTTCGATACGGCTTCGCCCATCTTTTCCTGCACACGGAATTGCGCCTCCAGGCCTTCGGCGCTGGTCAGCTTCCCGGCATCAACTAGCTTTTGTATTTCCTCAAGCTGGCGAACGTATTGCGCGGTCGGGTCGATTAGGTCTTTCCAGTAGCGGGCTTCTTTCGTCAGTGCCTCGTCAAGCTTTTCGCGCTTCTCTAGCTCTTCGTTGGCTTCCTTCGTCAGCCTGACGACTTCATCCCAATACGAGATTTCGCCAGACTTCTTGCCAGACGATGCGCCGCCTGACTTGCTGCGCACAATATCCGTCAGGTTGGTGCTTTCCGATAGCCCACGCCCTTCGTTGCCGTAGTTGTCGCCGGAATTAGCCAGAGCCTGCGTGCGTTGCAGCTCTTTGTAATACTCAATCGACCGCTTGACAGAAGCGATTTCAGAATCTACCGCCTTGGTCGCCAGCCCTTCGTTCATCAGGCCAGCACGCTTGGTTTCAAGGTCGGTTAGTGCGCGCTGTGAATCCTTAAGCTTTTCGTAAGCCGAGAAGATGCCGAGGCCTGCAATAGGTCGGTTTAACGCTTCCCATAGCGAGTCGGCATTCTTACGTGAGATCAGAAACGACTCAGCGACTTCATTCAGCCACGGCAACAGACCAGACGCCATTGACTTGCCGGCAGCGCCAGCAAGAGTCGCCAGACGGTCAAGGTTGTCATTGAACTGCTCGGACTGTTTCGCCAGCTTCTCGCTGATGACGCCGCCTAATTGCTCGGCTTCTGCCCGCATGTCTGCAAGGCCAGCCGTGCCACCATTCAGCAACGGTATAAGCTTTGCGCCAGACTTGCCGAACAAGTCCATTGCTAGCGCTGTCTTTCCTGCGCCGTCTCGGATGCCGGAGAACTTGTCTGCAATTTCTGCAAATACTTCGTCGGCGTTTTTCAACTGACCTGACGAATTGACAACCGATATGCCGAGGTCAGCAAAGACGGCCTGCGCCTCTTTCGATCCTGCTGCGGCGTCCTGCATCTTTGCCGACAACTTGCCGAGTGACGTTGTGATTTCGTCAAACTCAACACCTGACATGCCACCTGCGAACTTAAGCGCCGACAAATCCTCAACGGACATTCCTACCTGCTGCGCCTTCTTCGACAGGTCGTCAAGTTCGTTGATGAGGTCTTTGAACTGGCCAGCAGCACCAGCAGCAGCGAGTGCGCCGACAGTTGCCCCGAGAATCGTCGTGATGCCACTGAATGACGATTTCAGCTTACCGGCCATGCCTTCGGCGCTCTTGCTGATCTTGTTCAGATCGCGCTCAAAGTTCGCCAGCCGCGCCTCAATGTCGATTGATAGCTTAGCGGTTGCCATTTTCTTCTCTCAAGTGATCGCGGATCGCCGCTAGTTGGGCAATGAATGATTCAAGGTCGGTGATGCCGAATAGATCGGCGACCATTGGCAGAGCAGTCCAGTCAAGGCCGCCCATGAGATTCCATGCGCGGATGACAAGGCTTTGCTCTGCGGTCGGTGGCGCTGGCTCGAACCCTCCGGGGAGGTTTGTTTGTCCAAGCCAGCCGATCAGTTTTTTACGGCGGCCTGTACCTTTTCGGCATGAGCCTGGTAGGCGTTGAACACGCCCTCTGTGATCGCGCCTAACAGGTCGAGCCGATCCGCCAGCCATTCCGTGCAAGCCTCATGATCGAAGTCGAGCGGATGCGGTGCGCCTGAGCCGGTCATGGACAGCTCGGTAACGCCATCCCACCCGATAACGTAGGGCATGATGGCGCGGCCAATTCGTGCACCACGAAGTTCGATCATTTCCAGATCGGTAGGCCTGCGGCAGGTGAAGGTGAAGCCGTAGGCCTCGACCTTCACTTCCCGAGCCTTGCGGAGCTTGTCAGCAAGGGCGCTCATGGTTGGCTAGCGTAGTACGAAGGGGTGCCGTTCATCGTGATGGTCGTCTGCGTAGTGACCAGACCTTGCGCCTGGCCACCCGGCAGCAGGGTGGCTCCAACGTAGCCGTTGAACACCATGACCTGACCACCAGAGCCGAAGGTGAACATAAAGGCGCGTTTTGCCTGAGCATCGGACGCGACCTTCATTGCCTTCAGGCCGGCGTCTGAAACGTCCCAGATGTTATCGAACGAGAACGTAGAAGACGAAGGCATGCCGGGAATCTGCGAACGGGCGGCAACGTGAATCGTGGTCGTGTTGATAAAGTCGAACTCGCCGCCAGCAGCATTGATACTGGTCGCCGTGGTAATCGAAGTGCCAAACGTAACCTTCTGAGCGGTGCCAGAAGTGAAGGTGTCGAACAGGGTCGTGTCTTCGCCTTCAAGAGTGAAGGAAGAACCAGAAACAGCCTTGACGCGGAACACGCGATCATCAACTTGACGCATGCCCTGCACAGACAGGACGACGTAATCGCCATTGACGAGGGTATTGGTTGCGGTACAGACACCTTCAGCCGCTTTGGAAATAGCGGTGATCGTGATAGCGGAGGCGAGAGCCGACTGCATTGCGACAGCGACATTCGACCATTTACGGGCAGTGGCCATTTTTTGTTACTCCAAAAAAAAAGCCACCCGAAGGTGGCTGTTGTGAAAAGGCGTTGAGCTAGTAAGAGACGAACCAATCGACATCTACAGTCACGGCAAACAGGCCGGTTTCGTTGTCGAATCCTGACGAGCGATCAACCGGCGGATTGCCGGCTGCTCTGAGCGCTGCGGATACTGCATCGGCGATGGCTTCGGCCTGGATGCGAGACACCGCCCAGGCCGTGATTGCGAAACGAACGTCCTCACAGACCAGCACGCCGCCGATGGTGTGCGTGTGATTCGTGGAAGCCCGCATGAAAACGACGGCTGGAAGGTCTTTGTTTTCCGGTATCGCATCTGGAAATATGGCATCACCGACCAGGGCGGCAAGCCCTGCGCTTGCGTCAAGGACTGAGAAGAGTTCGGTTTCGGCGCTCATTTTCTGCGGTTGTACTTTTCGATTTGCGGAATGACTTCCGCGTTGAAGACTTCCAGCGCCTTGGGCAAAGAATCAGCGGCTGGCTGCATGAACGGCCTGGCCTTCATCTTCTTTGTACCGAACTCAACAAAGCGCCAATAGAACGGATCGAATGGACTCTTAGCCCCTCGCTGGCTGGCCTTGGTCATTGACCTTTGCCTGATCTTGACGCCGAGAAAGCTATTGGTTGTCGTCTTGAACTTGGCCTTGTCAGCCGGCTTGATATTGACGAACACGCCGATATTTCCAGCCCGCCGAGATTCGCGGGAAGTCCGTACCGTGAGCCTCTTTTTCAACAGGCCGGCAGTGCGGTAGGGGTTCTTTGCGGCGTCAGCAGCAGACATCACCGGCACGCTTTGGCGGGCGATCTGCAACGGCACGCGGGCCGCTTTTCTCAGCGCACCGAGCAATACCTTGTTGCGAAGCTGCTTGGGCAACTCAGACAGCGCCTTACGCATGTCATCAAGGCCAGTGATGGTCACCTTATCGGCCATCGTGCACCCCGTTGATCGCCATCACCTCGGTAAAGCCCCGGTACTTGTCTGTACCGGGAATCAGGTTGGTGATGTCGTAAGGCTGGCCGCGCCAGAGCAGGCGCATGTCGGTGGTCAGGCCGGCGCGGTCGCGGATCAGGAAGCGGGCGTCGACGGTGTGCTGCTGCTGGTTGGCGGCGAAGAAGGCGTTGCCGCGCAGGGGCATGACCTTGGCGAAGACGGTGCAGACGTCTGCATAGGACGAGGCGATTTCTTCGCCCATGGCGTTGCGCGTGATCACCTTTTGCTGGAAGGTGAGGCGCTGGTTCAGCTCGCCGGCGGGGATCATCAGACGATCTCTTTCAGGCGGTAGTCATCCAGGAAGCTTTCCCAGAAACGATTCGGCAGCGCGGCAAGGCCGGCGGCCATGGTGCCGCGCTGCTCAAACAGGGTATTGATGGCCAGCAGCATCCAGGTCTTGATGGCCGGCGGCACATCGGCGGCGCTGCCGTAGCCGCAGGTGTAGCGCACGCGCACGGCGTTGGGCACCGGGTAGGTTTCCGGCCAGGCCTTGCCGTAAGCGGGCACCAGGTAGCCGGGCGCGCTGGATTTGTCGAGGATGACATCTTGCGGATCGAGCACGCGCTCGACGCCATCTGCATCCAGGTAGGTGACGGAGACGAGCGACTGCACGGGCGGATGGCGCAGGACGCAGGCGCGCGGGAAGGCGTCGAGCACCAGCTCGCGGGTCTGAGTGATCAGCGCCCGCCCGGTTTCCGCTTCCGCCAGTTGGCGGGCGGCGGCGATGTAGCCGGGCAGGATCGCGTCGAACTCTGTGCCGTCAATGCAGCACTGCGCCTTGGCTTCGTCAAGCGACACCGGCTCGCCTGTCGGCGGGACGACGATATTGTTGGCCATGCGTGGTCCTCAGTAACGCCCGCCGCCGAGGTTGGCGGGGCGATTGGTTTGCAGTTGCGCGGGGCGATTGGTGCCGGCGCGGATGATGGACGGGCCGGCACCGGACGGGGCGCGGGTGTAAGTGACAAGCACGAGCTCGCCCAGGTTGGCCGAGCCGCCGGCCGTGGCCTGGCCAAGTGCCGTTAGGCTGACCGAGACATCCAGCCGGCCGGCGCCCATGGCCTGCACGAAGCCGGCAGCGGTGAGCGAGACGGTGACGGCGGGCAGCGCGGTACCGGCGGACTCTGCCGTGCCACTGGCACTGACGGTTCCGGCAGCGCTGGCGCTACCAGATGCCGCGCCGGCAGCCTGCGCCGACCCGGTCGCCTGTAGCTGGATGATGACGGACAGCACCGCCTCGCCGCTGGCGACCGACTGGCCGCTGGCCGATAAATCACCTTCGGCGCCGCCCGAAAGCTGCGCCGTGCCCGAGGCGACGGCCGAACCGCTGGCCAGCGCGTTGAGCGTAGCCGCCAACGCGGCATTACCCGCCGCCTGCGCCGCACCCGCCCCGGCCAGCAGCACCGAGGCCGAAAGGCCGGCAGCGCCCGCCGCCTGGGCAAGCCCGGCGGCGCTGATGGAGACGGTGGCCATGGCGCCTGCGCTGCCGCTGGCCACGGACACGCCAGCCGCCGAGAGCGGGATGGAGACGCCGGGCGCAGCCGATCCGCCCGCCAGCGCCACGCCAACGCCTGCCAGCGCGACCGAGGCGCTGGCGCCAGCCGTGCCGGATGCCTGAGCCTGGCCGGACGCCGAAAGCGCGCCTTCCGCACCGCCCGATAGCGCAGCGGTGCCGGAGACCACGGCCGAACCGCTGGCGGAAGCCGAAAGCATGGCGGCCGGGGTTGCCGATCCCGAGGCGACCGCAGCACCCGAGGCGGTGGCGCTTACCTGGGCGGATGCGGTGGCAGTGCCACTGGCCAGAGCCGCGCCAGCGGCGACGGCATCCAACACCGTGCCAGCCTCGCCGACCGTGATCGTGACCGTGCCCGTGCCGGCATCGAGGCCAGTTTCCCACAACCGATAGGTAAAGCTGTAGACGCCGGCCGTAACCCCCGCCGCGTCGTAGTCAAAGGTCAAATCCTCGTGCAGCGTGAGTACCCCAGCCGACGGCAGGGTGATGATCTGCCAGCGATACTCGCGGTCCGCCGCCGGGTTGTCGTTGAGCACCGGGCTGCCGCCGTCATCGCCATCCGTGGGGATGTCGGCACCGAGGATGCCGTGGCCGGGGTAAGCGGACGACAGCCAGCCGCTGGACAGGATGCTGTCCGGGTTGCTCAACCAGGTCATGCAGCCGCCTTGACCGGCATGCGGCGGTGGCCGGATACCGTCAGCCAGTCGTGCAGATAATTCACGCCCAGGGAGAGGGCCGGGTCGGTGAATGTATAGCGGCCAGTGGCGTCGGTGCTGAGGCCGGTTTTGCGCACGACCAGGGCGCCGGTGTCCGGGTGATAGACGGCCACATAGGTCAGCGGCTCATTGGCCAGGAGGTTGGGGACGTTGTCGTACAGCTGCTCGGACGTGACCGTCGGCATCTGCAGCTCGGCATTGGCCGTGCCCGAGGCGACGGCCGCGCCCGAGGCGGCGGCATCTGCGATGGTGGGGCCATCGTAGGAGGCGTTGGCCGTGCCGGAGGCGGTGGCCGTGCCGGATGCGGCGGCGTCGAGGGTGCCGCCACCGGTACCCGCTTCGCCGAAATCCACAAACCCAACTCCAGGAACGAGCCGCTGGCCGGTAACACCTTCGTCATCGACAAAACCAGCGCCGGGGATTAGACGCTGTGCCATTTAGGATCTCGTCATCTTTGGGTCAACGAAACAATTAGTCGATGGTTTTGCAAGCTTGACCTTGGCATGAAGCCAGCCGGCAGCACCCGGCGTAAATGTCACGCTCAGTTTTTGCTTGAGCGGCGTCGATAGCCCGGTCGTCGTCCAGTCAGCAGAGCTAGATGCCTGATCGGCAGCAGTGGCGAGGACGGAAGCTTTCGCATCGGTTACGATCACTCGGCCGGACGCGCCGGGATATGACACTTCTAGCCATATTTCGTCATCCTTCAACGGCGTGGCAGAGTCGGTGACGATTTCGACAATTTCCGTGATTTCGCCGGTGATGGTGTTGTACTGCGAGAACTCCGGCGTTTCCAGCGGCGTCAGCGGATATGAGCAGTTCGCAGACGAGACCAGCTTGAAACTGTACGCAGCGCCATCATTCGCGCCGCCGGTTCTGACCACCGTGTTTTCGTCACGAACAGACCCTGCTACATCCTCATTCCATAGGCGATACAGAGTCGACCCCGCCGTGCAGTTCTGCATCTGCGCCTTGATGCCGGCCTGCGTTATAGCTGTATCAACAAGCTTTCCAGACCATCCGGCAGGAAGCTTTGAATTGCGGATCGTGAACAGCCCGTTGTTGCTGGTGCCGGCGAGAAAGCGACAAATATTTACCGTGCCAAGAAGCCCGCTCAGGTCAATGCCATCGACAAAACCGCCACAGCCTTCACCACTGCCTCCAAACGGCGTGAAAACGCGACCGGCCACGCCGCCGTAGTCTGCCCGATATACTGCGCCGCCATAAATCTCTGTCCATGCTTGGAGGGCTAACGATTGATAGTCCGCGCGCCCGAACTTAAATGTACAGTTTTTGAATACGTTTTTATTCGACGTGGAAGCGTTGCCGGCGCCTGAAATAATGAGCGACGTAGTAGCTGTCGTGCCTAGCTCAAAAGTGCAGTTTTCCCATTGCTGATTTTCATAGCCTGCTACTGTATTTCCGCAAACGATATTGGCTGACGTGCCACCACTTCCGCAGATCAGTTCAAGGCCGTATAAATACCCTGACCCGTTAATGATAATTGCCGATGCTCCAGTTGTCTGGATAATCGCACCTGTTGCCACTTCTGCCGGTGGTTCGGCGGCGTCGCTGGCGCAGATTACGCGCGACGGGCTGGCCGTCGTCCCTGCCAGCGCAATAGTCTGTGCCGACGCGCTTGATTCCGCATGGGCCTGGCTAACGTAAATCGTGTCTCCTGCAGCATCCACTCCAGCAGCGCCGGCCAGAGTGATTGCCCCGTTTGCCCAGCTAGCGAACGGGCTAGCATTACCAGCACCGGATTTAACGTAAATATTTGCCATTTAGAGCCTCAGAATGCGAACGTCGTCGGACGCTTTATTGATGTACATCACCGCGCTGATCTGCGGCACCCACTGAATTTTTGATTCCACAATGTCGTGCGGAGACGACGGCCAATTCCCTTGCGGCGTGTAAAAATCAATGGTCAGAGAAACAGGATCAATCAGATACAGCCGCAGCTTTTGCAAGCTGACCGATTTCGTCGCCAACAGCAGCTTGCCGATGGTCGGCAGATACGTCATTCCGCCACCGTCGTAATCAACGCGCATAACATCTGTTAGCGCATCGCTGGCCGATAGCGTCGATTCAACCTTGGTTTTAGTCTCAAGATTCATCGTGACAAAGCGATTCGTTCCTTCGAACGACGGGTGGAAGAGCCACACCGTGTCGCCCCACTGGCACGACTGCGACTTAGCTAGCAGGTAGCCGCCAGCCATGCCGGTGCGCCACGCGAATGTCGCGGCGTCGATGTCGTATTCCCACGCCTGCGCCATGTTCCCGGCTTGGGAACC